CTTCGGCAGCTGCCTGTTCCGCGGCAACGGCCGCTTCTGCAACCGCTCTCTTAACTTCTTTACTAACAACAATATTAATAGATTTGATACTATCGGTGGCATGATTATTGTATAAAAACTGAAATGGTGCGTGTGTGTTTTTCCCTAACCATGTAATCAAACCATCAATACGACCATGACTTTCATCAATATAGATTGCATCGAAATTACTGTAGTTATCTTTTACATACTGAATAACATCTTCTACTATTTCGTTTCTAATGTTAGAAATATGGTTTAGTTTGATATGGTCAGCTAAGTCTGGACTGAAGAATTTGTTAGGTAAATCAATACAAACCAAAGTTTCCACAACCTCAGCTAGTCGAACAGAAACCTGTCCAGCATAATAGCCCACCTCCAAAACATTTTTCTTACCTATAAGACTATTGACAACTTCGCCCTCTTTATCGGATGACACTTGTCTAAATTGATTAATGTATTCGTTCATTTTATTATTCCTTTAGTTACGATTGAACTTTCTCTACACCTTGCCGCGTAATTTGTGTAATTAAGTCTGTGTCTCTATTTGTATCGGCATTAATACCAACTCTAAACACATACGAATCGTTATTAAATAGATTCACAACTGTAATAGGCACAATTCCTATACTGCCAGAGATGGTATCGTTCACCACTAGTTGTGTGATACTCCGTCCACCATTTATGGCACTCAAAGAAGTAACAACATCATGTAGTGTTAAGTTAAATTGAATTTCTTCAATCTCTAATGGTGTTGTAATTATTGTGTCTTTATCTTTTATCTCTCTACCCTGCCCAGCATTAATGTCACCAACAGTAGCGACAAACAAGTTAGTTCCATCACCAGAAGTAGGAAACTCAAAACGCAGAGCTGGATTGGAGGTCTTGAATACATTACCGCCAGCCAGCATTTTCACACGACCACTTATAAACCCATTAGATGCTGTCGTGACGGCCGTGGGGGAAAGCAATAATTGATCCAATGTTATATCCAATTCAGTTTGAGCACGACGGGCTGGTGTGATTCTGATTGGTAAAAACCTACCAACTCTTGTAGATAAGAATCTTGGAGCATTTCTAGAAGAGTTTTTGACTACGTTTGGCAGACTTCGTTGTGATGTAATAGATTCGTCAATCGTTAACTGTACATTGTTGTCCGTATATTGATATGCTTGGAAACGGGCAGTCGTACCACCACTAGCAATCAATGTTTTTGTGTTACCACTGATAGCATCTTGGTGTTCTAAGTCCCAAGCATTAAATCTATTGCTGATAGGCAATGAAGTTAGTGGATGTTCAATGATAGAAGGGGTAGAGTTGTATGGTGTTGACCCTTCATCGTCTGACAAAATGTTACCATCGGCTGTGAATGATCCTATTGATACTAACTCACCATTACTTCTATGTCCAAATCTTCTCTTTAGTTTACTTCTTTCTAAAATATGTGGTTCAATATAAATACCTTCTGCCAATATATTAGTTTTTGCTGGAAGGAATTGTTTTATGAATGGGAACATGCCACCCAACACATCATTAAAGTTGTCCATCGCCTTAATAAACGTGTTAATGTCTGTTAGTCCGACGTTATTACCAGTTACGCCCGATATACCAGTTCCATCAATACCGCCACCGCTCTTAATTCTATTATTGAACACACCGTCACCAGAAACACTGGCACTTACGGATAAACCCCATTGTGCTGTAATCTCATGCCATTTCTCAGGCATAGGTCCGTGATATCTTCCTTGTGTATGATCTTCAGCCGTACCTAATAGGTCATACAGGTTAAGATTTTGAATGTGATTCTTGATTTGTCTATTGACAGCATTGATTGGGTTCAAACTGAAACTTACATAACCAATATCTTTTTGATCTGTTCCACTATTTGTTTGTCTAATACGATCATTGTCCGCCGCAAAACCTGTGGGATAGTATGTGTTGACCTTTTTATGATTTGGAAAGATACGATAACGTTTGTCGGTATCTAATGATTCAAAACTCACCGGCACAGCACTGTTTCCAGCCGTTGTAGAGTCTACAATGAAGTTATAGTCACCAGCAAGAATAGTATTTTCTCGTAACTTATAATGAGCAGACAAACTGCTGTATGTGGCATTACGTGGACTAGCTGTTGAGTTAATAAACGATGTGGATTCAAAGTTTCTGGTATGTTCAATCATATCTTCATCAGCAAGAGGCACATCCCATGCTCTTACTTCGTGAATGTAACCAGTAAACGAGCCACTACCGGGGAAATATGGAGCAAACAACGAGCCACTTGCACCAGATGAGTTAAAATCAGCAAGAGCAACGTCTGTATGTGTTGTGGAACCAGAGTTCATTGCAATAATGTCATTACCACCCGATGGTGAGGCAGATAAAGCAAAAGCAAAAACGTTTAGGCCATTACCACTACGACTTGCGGCAACATTAATGAAGTTATCTTGTGTATGAACGTATGATGATAGTGACCCTATACCACCAGATAACGCCAGACTAACCGTTTGTGCTGACATACTAGCTGTGAGAGTAGATTTGAAAGCAACCTGACCTGAAGCATTCATATCAATGGTGTATAATGGGTGTCTAAACAATACGTGACCCGTAGCACCTTGATTTGCACCGGCTGTGGCAGAAACTCTCATCTGAAGTGTGAAATCTTGTCCACTAGCGAAGTCAAAAGCGTTAGCACTTCCGGTTACAGCGTGAGATGTTGTCTGAACAAACACATCACCAGTAGAAAACAACACTGGAGTATCTACTTCTTCAATTTCTCTTACCATTGTCGGCGCATTGAATACCGAATATTCGTTTGTCTTAAGGAAATTATGATCAACACCGTAAATACGACCAATTGATTCAACAGTTTCTCTAGTTCCCTTAGTTTTTAACAGGTACATAGCGTTGTTCATCACTCTATTCCACAATTTATAGGTGATTTCCTTGTTTGTGATATCACCAGTGGTCGTTGTGAAGTTTTGATTCGCTATATTTGCTGCAGCAGATTCAAAAAGATCTATTCCATACTCTCTAGCTATGACCGGTAGGAATTTATTTGGTATTCTGTTCTTATCTTCGTAAGAAATACGTTTTACATATGGGATATATTCGATAAACATCTTCAATTCGTCTATCATATCACCCATAGCAGCCAAAGTGTTGTTCAATACGTCGTCAGTATCACCAGTAAACAGAATTTCTGGTAACATATTAGATAATTTCGATGCTCTGCTTATGATACGTTCACCAGTAGCGGCAATTGTTGTTACATGCCGTTCGACCCCAGTAGATGTTGAGACAATTTCTACTGCTGTACCTGACGTTTGATCAATTTGTTCTCTGTTTTCCTTCTCAAAGTTTTCAGCCCGAGCAGAAAGAGAGTCCATTGTAGCGGTTTGTGATCCTGTTATTGTATTGGTTGAGTTTCGTTTAACCCACGGCAATCTTACAGGTTCGCCTTTATCATTATTTGCAGAGGCAGTGATTGATCCAACAACACCATTGGTATCTTTGGTTAACTCATTCAAAAACCACAACTCAAAGTCAGTAGATTGCTTCTTGAACTTGTCTACTCTATAGATGTTTTCGGCACATAGAGAGGCTATCGCCGGCTCGGCAGACGATCCAATAGGATACTCTTGCTCGATACGTCGCAATGATACTCTAAAACGTCGTAGGCCATCGCCAAAGAAGATGTGACGGGAGAACTCACCGAAGTCTATAAGGGGCCTTACTTGTTCTTGATCGGACGTTAGAGAGAGTGTAGCGAGGTCGCCTGAACTACTCCCAAAACCGGATAGAGAATCAATTAAGCTCTCAATGGAAAATCCATCAGCCATATATTCCTACTTTCTTAGACTACAAAGAAGTTCCACAGATCCGGCCTGTCATAATGGAATGTGTCACCTTTAATATTTAGTTTTAGCACTACCTTATATTCAATATCTGGATAAAGATTATTGGTATCTAACTCAAACCAGTTGCCATCTTTATCGTATGAGATTTCTACTTCTGGTACTTCAACTAAATCTGTAGTCAACTCACGTATTTCTACCGTACCACTCTTGGCAATAAAACCACTCATTGCTGTAGTGCTACCTGTTACTGGACTTAATATTGTGCTTCTATCTCTAATGAATACTCTTATCTTTGTTGTTGAACCATAATCATATGTGGTTTGCTTGTTGATAAGATTGACAGTAAAGTTTGAAATGTTAAACGATTGAGCGCCCTGTACAGGTTGATTGAATGTCAACGCACCGGTTGTCGTTAGATATTCACCAGCCGTTGTAACCACCCAAGAATCTACAAACAATGAAGAAGCAGAAGTTCCAATATTAATACCACTTACACTACCACCTGCTGCTGGAGCAGAAGTTCCAATGTTAACTTTATATACACCTTTAGCAAAACGACTTGCTGTTAGTGTCATAGGACTTGTTGCCACGCCGTCAGCAGAGATTGTAACATGGCCGGGGAATTCTTTTGTTCCATTCAAATCTTCCATTACACCGTCAACCATGTTGTAGAAGAATAGATTGCCAGTCTTAGAAAATTTCATTAATGACCTATCGTCTTTAAGTTCTCCCGGCCATTCTAACTGAATGTATGGTCGTTTACGTGTGTTTGTTTCACGTCCATAAAATTTCTTCGTAAAGAAACTCGTAGATGATACTGACGTATCTACTCCTGCTGCCGTAGCTTCAGGCCCATCTTTTGCTTCTTGACCATCAGCCATTCTCAATAGGAAACCATAGTTAGCAGACACACTATTCAAGTGTCCCTTAAACCATGTAGTCACGTCTACCTTGAGGTTTTCTTCCCCCTGTGTGAACGTAGCACTACCCGAACTAGAATCATACACTTTTGTATCACTACCCAACACAGCATGCCCACCAGTAGTAGAGTTAAGTCCTGTCCATGATTGTGTGTTTGTAGCCGATAGAGCATCAGCATAACCCGTTTGCGAAAGTTTGTCATTATCTAAACCTGTCCCCTCAGTCCAATCTGCCGTAAGAGGTAAGGCCCAGATTGTAAAGTTAGATGCTATTGGATCACCGTGTAAAGCATTAAACAAATACATATATGCAGAGACAGACGTATCAGTTCTTGGGTCTGGATATTTACCAGTGCTGATAATACCACCTGTTAGTGATGTGAGAGAGAATTTTATCAACGCTCTGGCCCACTCCTTTGTGTTACGTGTAGAATTAACCTTGTTCCATACTTCTAATATTGGTGATAGACCAAAGTTAGAAGTTGTTGATTGTTCGGTAATCCACGTATCTTTTTCTACATATGCTCGAGCACGTGACATTATACTGTTCTCCCAATAATGTCTATGTTGGGATACTTCACTTCCCAAATCATATCTTCTGGCATACTGAGTATGCCGTTTACTGTGTTGGCTAGTACATCAAACGTTGTCGTAGAATACTGTCTACCATCTACTGTGTTAGCAAGGTTGGTAAAATTAAATCTCACAACTGACCTAATTTTTACAGATGCCTGAATCTTGGCAATAAAGTCTGACACTACCAAGGTGTCATTGAAGTTACCTAACGATGTATGTAACATCGGTTTGACAATATTGAACGCTTCTAACAATGCTTCATTTGGGTTTATGTTTGGTGCAGCAACAATGCTAAAGTCTGTTCCAATGTTGACTACCTTACCGTCTGTTAGTTTGACACTATCTGAGAATGACTTGAAACGTTTGATATACGTTTCAATATTGTTCTTCAGTGTTTCAGCGGGAACAATCAACTCACCTCTTGAGTTACGAGCCATTAATACCAACTCCACACCTAATGAATTAGTTGAATCTTTTCGAGCAAAACTTCTAAATACACTACCAAAACATCCGGGCATTGATAACACTCTAACTTGATAGTCTGTTAAAGTAACCGCTCGGTTTTGAGCATTAAAAAACGACAACGCATTTTGTTTAATAGAAACTAAAGATTCTCGTTCTGCGCCGCCAGTAGCTTGAGCAGGATTTGTTACAGCAATGGTTTTTACTAATGCATCTGTTGCAGCTGCATTCGAGACTTCAATTGTTGGATTTTTATACTCAATAACTCTATTTGTAAATCTTGACAACACATTCATCCCAACGTTGGTAGCTAAACCACCACCAGTTCTATAATTTATGTCAATTATAGTGTTTGATGAAGGAGCAATACCCAATGTTTTTGTTTTTAAGAAATTAGAAGAATCAATTACCATAGGCGCAAAACCAGACACAGACCCTCTCAATGACGGAGGTAAAACAAAATCTTCTGGATTTGGTATGATCTCATTATCTTCGGCTGTACTAATGCCTCCACCAAATGTTATTGCTGTTTTGCCACCAGCTATTTTTTCTTCAACAAACCTTCTTGGAACACGTTTCAACTTCAAAATAAAAGGAACATCACCAGATGATGATGTTGTGTTTGCCTCACCAGCAAAAATAGTTTCTTGAGCTAAATTGTCTACTTTTTGCCACTCATATCCATCATTAGATGATACAGAAAAAATCTCTGTTATATCCACACTCGGTAACTCTATTCTTAAAAATGATTTCGGCACTACTCCTACACTATAAGAAAATAGTTTTGTTGTGCCAGCTGCAGCGGATACACCAGTAATACTATATGTAGCCTGTGTTGCGCCGGCGGATTTTGTATGAACTCTATTTGCTGAAACTGAGAAATCAACATCATTTAAAATCTCAAAACTAACAGATGGTTCAAAATTTGATGTTACTCTACTACCCTTCTTAAGAACAAAAGCAACGCTTGCACTTGTTGCGTCTTGAAACGTTGCTGAAATTGATAGGTTAGTAACAGCCGGCGATGCCAGTTTTGGTTTATAACCAAAATTTTGTGCAAGACTAAATATGTTCTTTGTTTCAATAGCTCTATCAAGAAATCCCTCGTTTACTTGTCTATCCAACAAGAATGTCAGAGAGTCACCAAGATAGGCAATCATTTCTAACAATGCCATACCACCAGAGGCGTCATTAAAGTCTTGCCACTCGTTAGGAAAATATTTCTTTAAAAAGTTTATGAGATCTTGTTTATAATCATCAAAATCTTTTGAAAGATAATTTATCTCTCTTATTTCTTTTACGCGTTCAGTCATTACTTTTTCTCTATGGACTTAATGTTAATTGAACAGAATCAACCAACTGATCAGCATTCTTTAATACATACTTCATTCTTATTAATACTTGATTAGTGTCTAAGGACACCCCTATTCCTCCAGCGGTATCTTCAGAATATAATTTTAAAGATACCAATTTAATTTCTGGCATCCATACTCTTATTGCAGATTCTATTTCTGAACGAATCCTAACTTCTAATTCAGCAGGGACGATTTGTTCAAACAAACTACCTAATAAAATAGGAATATTTGTACCAATCCCACCATTTACAACACGTTCACCTTTTTTGGTCAAAAGAAGAATTTTAATATTTTCCCTGACCGCTCGTATTGTATCTTGGTTGCCTTCAAAAAAACCTTTACGAAATTTCCTTAAAGGAAATGAATAGTTGATAGTCCCAGGCATAATAATTCTCTAATTTAGATAATGTCTCTTACTTAAAATATCTCTTGCATTAGATATTAGTGTTGTTAATTCATTAATTTGTTCTGCAAAATCATTTTTACGTTGGCCCAAGCTAGTATCAATAAAATGAGTTGCAGGTGACGACTCTGGAGTTGTTGTAAATCTAGTTGAGGATTCTCCACCAATAGAAATAGCGTCATAGTTAATTTTTTGCTTTTTAACCACAGTTCGTAAAGCTCCAGTTTTAATAGTTGGAGGTTGTGGAATTGATATAGTTCTACCATCTACTTCAACAACTGAAGGGCGTTGATATACAAGAGTATCTGGATCGCGACGAGAGTCTCGAAATTTGATTTCTTTATCTGGAATCTGGAAATTAATTTCTGGTATAGCATGAGTATGATTTAAAAAATGATTCAAAAAATCTTCTATAGATGTAACAACATCACCTAACTTATCAAGTGTTTGGGCAAATATTGCTCCAATGTTTTCTTCGTACGAAACCAATTTTTCACCTAATACGTGACGATTCAAGGATCTCTCTGCGTCTTGTTCCAAAGATATAGTATATGTTTCATCAGCAATAGTTGCGATGAAGTTTCTAACAGCGTCTTTATCATTAATCATTCTAGTGCCGAGGGGAGTTGAAATTATTTTTGCCACAGGAGTAACTTTTTTGACACTACCTATATCACTTAATTTTCCTTTTTCAACATGAATAACTTTAGTGGCAGTTTTACCTATGGTAGCAATGTTGTCTCTGAGCGCATAGAAATCTTTATTCATAATACCCATTTCTAATATGCCTCTTTTACTTCGCCGCGGCGAAAACGAATGTCTTATGAATGTTCTCGTTCTACCTTGTTGAATAACATCTCCCAATAACGCAGGAACTCCGGTATTTCTAATAGTTCTTTCTGGTTGAATATCATTGTTGATATCATTCATACCGACAACATCTATATCAAAACCAGTTTCGCCCAATGCGTTTTGGGAGTTGTTATCACCAACCAAATGTGTGCTTAGCCACGGACTATTATTGACTCTGCCGATCCAATAACCCTTAGAGTCTGATTCAGTAGTTTCTCTTATTATTAAAATCTCTTCACCTATTTCGGGCAACGAAATTGTGTGTGTTGATAACAATGGCACATACCAATCATCAACCTCAGATGATGAGAAAACATCATCTTCCTGTTCTACTAATACACCCTCACCAATAATTTTTGCTTTTATACTATACTGTGGTAATACTTTTGTTGACTCTTTATCAAAATTAACGTCACGAAGAACATCAAGAACGATACCATTACTTAATATAAAATTAGTTTTGTTAAGCGAAGACTGATAGGCTTCTTCTATAAATCTTTGACCGGGGTGGAATAAATTTGAAAAGCTAACTTCCGACATTTTTTATCTCTACGCCTCGTTTGATAAGTTCTTTTTCCATCTCTACTAAATTTTTCTTTAGTGGTTCAATTTTTTTGAACAACTCTTTAGCAATAGTTAAAAAATCTTCGTATTGAACAAGACTGTCAGTATATTCTGTAGCTAATTCTTCAATATTTTTATCATCAAAAGTCATTAGCCCTCTATAAAATCTAATTTGATATGAGAATACAATCCTCTAATCTTATTCAAAGACTTGGTAATTTTACGAGATGGCAGATCAGTTGCTTCACGAACATAAACATAAAGCTGTTTCTTATTAGTAATGTTTAATATTTGATATTCTTTCAACATTTCAATAACAATACTTAACACTTTGTTATCATCAATAGTCAAAACATTGTTTTCATCTTCAATGATCTCAATTAATTCATTAACAACTCTATCAATTAAATTTTTACTTTCGTTATCCACAATTTCAGTATTATAATGAATCATACTTAGATCGTGAACAATACCATCTCTACTATCTCCATCTATAAATACCTGCTTCTTAAAAGAATTAGATTGTTGGATCAACCAATTTTTTACAATGGTACCGAAATACGAATATGATTTCTTGTTAAGTTTAGGATTATAACGATTTAATTTTTCATAAAGATGTGTTATAGCTTCATGTTTAATACTATCGTAATCATATAATGTTTTGTTAAAGTTGTAGGCGTAGTAAATGTTTTCCACAAGGCGTTGAAAGGCTGGTTCTATGGTATTAACATAGA